ACCGAGCACTTCCGAGAAGTACGGCACGCCGTCGGCGGTGTTAAACCAGCACTCGCCCTTGAACGTGCGTATGGCGCTCGCGACGTCCTGCGCGATCGAATACGGGTCGCTCGCGAGCGCGACGTTTCCCGATGCGTCGAGACAGAGATCCCACGTGGTCTGATCAAGAAGAAGTGTCGTTGCCATGAGTCCTCACTGGGGCGGCCCGCCCAACCCGGAGCCGCCGGAGTTGGTGTGCTGGTGTGTGCTGTCGATGGCGTGCCCGTTCGACGTGATCGAACCGATGAACTGCACGGTGCCTGTGATCGCCGCCGCGACGCCGCTTGCGATGCTGCCGGTCATGCCACCGAGGAACGACAGCAAGCCCTGCACGATCACGTTGCCGCTAAAGCCCGACTGGGGCGAATTGACCGTCAGCGAGGTCGACGCGTCCACCTCGACAAGCGGCGCCTGCAGCGTGATCTTCGTCGGCGACACGATAGAGATCCCTGCCGGCGAGAACTGCACGTACTGCTGCGGCACGCCGTTCAGGTAGCCGCCGATATATAGGCCGTCCGCGACGTCGAACTTACGCTTGGATCCCGGGTTCGCCTGCCCCTTCGTCGATTTCACGGCCGAGATGTCGCGATCACAGATGAGCGCCGCGCCGATGTCGCCTCGTTTCGGGTCGAGAATCACCGCGTCCGTGCCGCCCTGCAGCCGGAAATACGGGAGGTTGTAGACGGTGCCATGCTCCACCGCGTTGTCGTAGCCGTCGAGCTGGTTGACGAGGGGCTGGACATCGACGAAACCGACCGGCGACAGGCCGCCGCTGTTCGTCACGTTGATCACCTTCACGAGCTTCGTCGTACCGATCTCCGCGAGCGTCTGGCGGATCAGGAACAGATGTTCGTTGTAGGGCGAGCCGCCGGACGTGGCGTCTGCCTCCCCGCGATAGCCGAGATCATTGCTCATTGACAGGCACCCCGAGAATGGTCGTGAACCACTGTCCATTCGGCGTCTCGCTCTGCAAAGAGTGCGACACCTGCATCACAGTCCATGTGCCGCACGCGACCTGCAAATCGCTCTGAACCTGCACCACTCCACCCGGCTTGATCGACGGATTGCATAGCGTCGTGAGCACGAGGCCGTTGCTCGCGAAGCGCGGGTATCCGACCATGCCGGTCTCCGGCGAAATCAGCGGCACGTCGCCGCCGCGCGCGCCGGTTTTCGGCCAGATGGCGAGCGTGCCGCGGTCGATCGCGAAATAAATGTCCGCGGCGCGCGCGCACGCGCGGACCTGCGCGAGCGACGTGCCGGGGAAATACGGGTTTGCCAGTTGCACAGAGACGCCGTTGTTCTCGAACGCGAGTCCCATCGTTTTCGCGAGCGTCTGCATGATGGTCGCGACGTCCGCGGAGCCGGGATAACTGAGCGCGCCGACGGGCTTGAGCGCCGCCGCGAGGCCTCCAAGACCGACGATGTTCAGCGGCACCTCCGGAGCGCTTTCGAACTCGCCCCACGCTTCCCAGATCGTGCCGCTGTAGAGGGTCTGCATGCCGGTCTCGTCGTCGCCGGCCGCGACGAGCACCGAGTTATTGAACATGATCGCCGAGTTGATCGGGCCAATGGTCGTCAGCTGGTTGATCATGTCGAGCGGCAGGCCGAAGATGCGTAGCTGCGCCTGCGGCATCGCTTCCCCGCCATATACCTGGATGCCGGCGTGCACACGCAGGCCGGTCAGCGTGACCGTGTTCGATCCTGAGTCACCGAACTGGCCGGTACCGAGCTTGATCGTCACGTCGATGCGTTTGCGCGTGAAGCTCATGACAGGTCGCTCGCTTCGAGGTAGACCAACTGGTATCGCGAGCCCAGACCGTCATACGTCGGATCGTCCGTCCCCTGCGTATCGAAGAACGACAGATCGCCGACGAAACCGAGATACGACTGGCGCACGATCAGCACGCGATCGCGCGCGATGACACCGGTCACCACCGCGGCGTTATTGACGTAGAGGTCGAGATACACGCCGGTCGTCTTCTGGTAGACCCTGATCTGGCAGTTCTGGCCGCCCAGCAACACGCTGAGCGTCTGCGACGGCTTGGCGGATAGCGGAATAGTCTTCATCAGAGCACCGCCGAAACAGGACCGTACAGCGCGGCCATCGACGCGCCCGGAGTCGTTGCTTGCACCTGACCTTGGCTCACCGGATCGGCGGACGCGGGATTCTGCACGTTATCGAACGCGGCGCTCGCGTTCAGGCGAATCTCTTCGATGTGCAGATCGGCGATGATCAGCGTCGCGCCGTTGCGCTGCTCGCGGCGATAGTCGTAAGCGACGACGTTCGCATTGTTGTAGACAACCTCCGGCATGACGATGCTGTAAAGATCGGTCGAGCGTTTGGCGACGTCGATCGCCGAGAGGAAGTTGGCGCGCCGCTGCTCGTCGCCGCCGCACACCATGCTCACGACCGACGCGTAGGGCCGCTGCACCTTGTTGTACGACTGGAAGGCACCCGCTTCCTGCGGATAGTCCGACACGCTCGAATCGGCGCGAAACTGCACCGCGCGCACGCTGTCGGCGACTGCAATTGGCTGATTGTTCGCATCGAAGATGCCCCACACGGGCTTCGCGAAGCCGAGCGCCAGTTGGCCGAGCCCGGCCGAAATCAGCAGGCTATTGATCTCGGTCACGACGGGCGTGCCCGCGAGACGCGCCAAAGCGGGAACGCCCGGCAGCGCCGGGACGTTCGGGAATTGCGGAACGGGAAGGTTCGGTAGCGGCATCAGCTGAGCCCCGTGTTCGCTTGCGGCACCGCGAAGTTGTAGCGCTGCAGGGACCTGCCAATGTCGCGCGCGATCCCGTTCGCGTCGGTCGCCTGCGTCTGGATGTTGATCGGTCCGTTGATGTGCGTCTCGGCCGTCGATGTGTTGGTTGTGCTGTTCGACGACTGCGGAGCGACTTCACGCGCGCCCGCGCTTTGGCTTGCGATCTGGGCGGCGTTCGCCTGACCGAGTGCGGCATAAAGGTCGGACGCGGCCCGCGCGCGCGCCTGCGCTTCGCCTTCGGTGTTGGCGGGACGCTCGTAGTAGCGCGAGACGATGGCGCCCGCATCGAGCGCGTTGGTTGCGCCACGCAGACGGCGGCCGGCACCCTGTTCATTGCCCTGCGTGAGTTCGTAGTTGGCGAACTGCAACTGCTGATCAAGCGTCGATTTGCGGATGTCGATGCCAAAGAGCTTGCGGAACGCTTCCTGACGGTCTTCGTGCCACTGACCGATGCCGTACGCGTGCCCGTTGTCGCCGACCGCCTGGGGGTTCAGCAGACTCTCTTTCCACAGATTGGCGACGAGGCCAGAAGCTTGCTCCCGCGACCAGCCCATCTGCATGAATCGCGAGACGGCCGCGCGCGCCGCGGGGTCGTTGCCTACGCCGCCGCGCCGCTTGTCGCCGACCGGGTCACCCTGCCACGTGTCGCCAGCCTTAGGCCGGTGTTTCGCAAGCTCGTCGTCTTCGCCTTGATTCAAGCTCTCGCTATGCAGCGCAAGGCCAGCCACACCGAGCAACTTGGCGAGGATCGGCAGCGCAGCGGCGCCCGCCGTCGAGATACCACCAAGCGCACCGCCGAGCTTCAGGAATGCGCCGGCGAGCGAGAGAATGCCCGACGACATCGACAGCACCTTGAGACCTGCCAGCGCAATCAGCACGTTCTTCCAGCCGCCGACGGAATCAGCCGCCTTATCCGCCCATTCGATAAAGCGCTGCGCAGCGGCCACCGCGTTATCTACCCATTTCGTGATGTCTGCTTTGTGGTCCGCGACCCAGTCGGCCATCTCCTGAAGCTTTTGCAGCCACTTCTCGAACACCGGCATAAGCTCAAGCAGGATGGTCGTGCCGACGTACTTCAACCGGTCGGAGAAGTCTAGCCACTCGTTCTTCAGCTTAAGCGCCTGCGCGGCCTGCCTTTCAGTGATGGCCGAGTTTTTCTGTTGTGCCGCGACAAGTGCGAGCACCGCCTGCGGCCCCTGTTTCAGCAGGTTGAACTCGCCGTCTCCGATGCCCATCTGCTGCGCGACGAGACGCGCGCGGCCCGGATCGGTCTTGAACAAGCCCGCGATGATGCGCGAGCGCGCGAGCAGATAGGAGTTGCCGTCCTTCAGATCCTTGACGGATCCGCCGAAGCGAAGAAACCATTGCTGAGAATCGCTCACCTGGCCGAGCTTGAACTTGGCGACTTCCTGCTGCGACGCCTGCAACGCGCTGGTGATGCCCTCGGCGCTGCCGCCGGCGCGTTCAGCCGCCCGCTGCCATGCGGACAGATCCTGCGTGCTCATCTGCAGATTCTTCGCCATGAAGCCGAGGCTTGCCGCCGAGTTGATCGTGCTCTCGGTGAAGTTCTTGATGCCCATGCCGGCGGTGAAGATCGCCACCAGCGCGAGCACTTCGTTGCGGACTTTCTGGAAGGATTCGGCCGCGCGTTTGTTGGCGGCCTCGATTGATTTAGCGGCTTCGCGCTCTTCGGCGGTTAAAGCCTTGGTGTCTTTTCTGGCGTCGGCCTTACCGCGCTTGAATGCGGCAAGGTCTAGCCCGAGAGTGACGACAAGCGCGTCGACGACAGTTGCCATGCTTCATTTCCTCGGTTTGCTCAGCACGCGCTCGTTGTGGCCATCGACGACGATCACCTCGAGCAGGTTGTACAGGTCTTCGGCCCCGTAGATCGTCTGTAGCTCATGCAGCGTCGCGAGGCGCCGGGAAACCACTGCCCCGATGGACGGGGGCAGGTTCTCGTACTCGATCAGGCCGGCGACGTACTGGCCGCGACCGGAGCCTGTGTTGACGGGGCGGCGGCGAGAAAAAAATCGAGATGCAGGGTAAGCGTCGCTTTGCGAAGCATCAGACGGGTTGCAATCTCTTCGATGTCGTCCTCGATCAACGGCCGCACGAACTGCGGATTCGCTCGATCGGGAACGATCTGGACGCAGCCCATCATCTCGTCGAACAGCGGCTTGACCATCTCGTATGGCACTTTCGCCAGCGACTTCATGCCGAGCGCCGCGAGACCGGCTAGACCCGCCGACAGGAGTTCGTCGGGAATCTCGACGCCGCAATTCATCGCCGTGAAGAGCGCGCGCGTCGCCCATTCTTCGCCCTGCGCCGCCGGCATTTCGGTGATCAGAAAGACCTTGCCCTTGTCGCGGCCCTCGGCCGTCACGGTGTAGGTGAGTGTTTTGCGCATGGTTAGAACGGTGCCGGGTCGACGTTATCCCACGTGATCTGATACTCCATCGCCGCGAGCACTTTCTGCGCGTTCGGGATCGCGCGGATGCGGGTGAGCACACCGCTGGTCAGCGTGTACTTCTTGGAAATCGACGGAATGCGGATCGTTGCATTGGCCACGTAGATCGTACTGTTCGCCTTCATGGCCGCGAGCCACTGCTCGAACAGAGAGAGCGACGGCGAGTCCGGCATGATCGTGATCGTCTGCGGCGTGTTGTAGGGCGTGTAGCCAGCGAACATGTTGCCGTCCGCACCCTTGCCGACTTCGGCCGGCTCGACGTCGTCTGTCGCGAACATCGCATCGGCGCCGAACTTCTGGAGCTTTTGCGCGACCGGAAAAATCGTCGCGATCGACAGCATGAACGAGGCGTTGGAGGAAGTGATATCCATGTTGTTGTCCCCTTACTGCACCAGGATGGAAGCCATCTGCAGCACCTGGACCGATTGACCGTCCATGTACCAATAGTTGATCGGAGGCGTCCCGCGCGCCGCGCGCACCTGAGGCGACGCGTCAAGCACTTGCAGATACCAGCCGCGGGTAGACAGCGTGCCGTCGATCGCGAGGCCCGCTGCGGCGTTCACTTCGGCAGCTTGCGCGGCCGACAACGTGACGCCCTTGCGCTGGCCGCCGAAGTTCTGGAACGCAGTGATGGGATCGGTCAGGAACGACTCGATTAGCGTGTAACCGTCGGCGTTGTACGGGATCGAGTTGACCGAGGTGAGGCCCGTCATCATCGCCAACTGGAACTCGTTGTTCAGCCAGATCTGATTGACGTACGAATCGATCCAGTCGTACTGGCCCGCAAGCTGACCGTTCGAGAGGAACAGGAAGTCGTCGTTCGCGGTAGAGAAATCGCCGTAGCAGTTGTAGCCGTTCGCGAGCAGGTTGGTGTAGACCGTGCCGTCGGTGACGTCTGCCGAGAGACCATCCTGCGAGCGGAACGCGGCCGTTGCGCGGCCGTTGGTCGCCGAGAAGTCGAGCGACGCGACATAGCCCATCAGGAAGGCCGCCTTGTCTGCCGTACCCCAGATCGGCGCAACGCCCGACCACGCGTTCTGCTTCGCGAGGTAGCCGAGCGACGTGGTCGCCGGGACAGTCGTCGTCGCGCTCGCATCCGTATCCCATGCGGCGTACAGAAAGCGGTTGCCCTGCTGGACAGTCCATGCGGCGAACGCCTGCTTCTGCGTGTTGCCGCTACCGCCGTCCGGATCGAACGTCGTCATGAACGACGCCCAGTTCGTGGTGATCTTCTTGATCGCCGCCATCGCGGTTGCGGGCGTGGCCGCCGCCGCGCCTTGCGAGGTCACAGCGCCGGTGGCTTGAGTGAGCAACAGGCCTGCGGCCAGCGTGCCACTCGCAAACCCGATCGTGGATGTCGCGCCGGTCGTGGTGGACGTGAACGTGAACCCGCTCGACTGGCTGTCGAACGCGACAGTGGGGCCGCCGGTGAACGCGGCAGAGATGAGCGCCGCGGCATTCGAGAAACTCGTCGCCGACGCGAGATTGATGTTGCTCGACGTCTTCACCACACCGTCGACAGTCATCGACAGCGTGCCGGACAGCGCCTGCAATTGCGTGAGCGTCATCGACGCGAGCGAGCCGCCGCGCAGATAAGCGGACACCGGCGCGGCCGGATACTGGTAGAAACCGAGAGAGCCGGGTTTCTTCGTCGAGTTTTTAAAACCGTTGTAATAGACCGCCGCGAGAGAATATTCCGGCGACGACTCACCAAAATAATTTCCGACCGCATCGATATTGGGAAAACGTGGAACGGTGCCAATCGGTACGCGCGGATTATTCGTCAACATAATGCCGACGAGGTCTAGCGCAGTGCCGCCCGCGCTAATAACGCTCGGAATCGCATTGGCAATCAGGGATGCTGGAATCGACATTTAATGCTCCGGAGAGGGCCAGCGCCTACGCTGGATAAGTGGCGTCCACGCTCACGATATTGACGCTCAATGCGTCGGCAAAATCCTGTGGAACTGCTGTGACAGGATTGTACTGAATTGCAGCGGTGATTATCCAACGCTGCTCGAACTGATTTTCGCCGTTAATAAACGGCATTTGTTTCGCGTCGTCGCAATATAACGGCTGAATATCAAGACCCGACGTCGCAAATGAATCGACCGCATATTGGCTGCGGTAAAGCGTTTCGATCATCGCAGCGTTATCGGCTGAATTCGGACCGTGAATGTCGATCTGGATCATCGAACGCGTGGCGCGCTCGTAGTTCGCGGTACCGGGGTTCGTGCCCGGGTCCGTGTAGGTCGTGTCGTTCGTCGATAGCCGCGTCTGCGAGAGCGGCGTCATCACGAGGAAGTCATCGCCGAGCGGTTCAGGCACGCGGTTATCCTGCCCGCTGATGACCTCGACGCCGGCCGCAACGATCGAGAGCAGGAACGTGCGCAGCGCGGCGAGCACATTGTCTTCGGTGATGCTGACGGTCGTGGGCATGGTCAAGCCTTCTGGAGTTGGATCGCGAGCGAGCACCAGTCCGGCCATGTTTCGAGCACCTGCACGACGAGCCACGTGGTGCCCTGCAGATCGGCGCGCACGTCTGCCGTGGTACCGAACGTGATCAGGTCGCCGCCCTGCGAGTCGGGGCGATAGACACCGCGCCAGTCGCCGTCGAGCCGAGCATTGCGCAGCACGCCCGTGATGTTCAGGCTGTCGAGGTGCTGTATCTGCGGGCCGGATAGCGCCTGCACCTGTACCTGCGCGGGGACCGCCGGTGCGTATACCGGCGTGCGCTTGCCGCTCGGCGACGTCGTGGGGGCGATGCTGCGCAGCAGCTGCGCCGCGGTGTTCGGATTGATCGAACTCGTGACGCTGTTAGCGATGCCTCGGAGATTCATTCTTGTGGCCCGTCTACGATGTCGTACGCGATGGAATGCTGCATCGGCGCCTGCGCTGATCCGCGCAGCGGTCCGTCGAAGCCCTTTTTCTTGATGGTCGATGGAGCATTGGCGGGCGTCGTGAACGTGCCGATGGTCTGCTGAATGTCCACGACTGCCGCTTCGCCCGCGAGCCGCAACGCCTGGTCGAAGTTGCCACCATTGCGCTGAAGCGTGACGCCTACGATCTTTGCCCAGCGGGCGGCTTTCGAGTCCGCGGTTGTGCGCATGAATGGACGTGCCGGCGTGATGATGGTCTTGCCGTCGACGATCCGCACCGTGCCGTATTCGTTCCAGAAACCGACAAGTGCGGTGGGCGTTCCATCGGGTTCGGTGGCACCTTCGAGGATGCCGGCGCGCATGGTGAGCGTTGCCTGGTCGAGGTACCGCGCGAGCGCTGCGTCGAGCTTTCCGCCGCCCGCGACCTTAACGGCACACATAGGGTGCGGGGAAATACCGGAATGAGCGATACGGCAGAGCCATCTGCCAGAACATGAAGCCGTACTCGGACTGCGTCCAGAAGGCTGCGTTCTTCGCTTGCACGGCGACGAGCGACACGTTCACCGAGCCTTCACCGGCCGATGCAATTTGCCCGACCAGCGCCGCGTTATCGCCGTTCGATCCTGCGG